ATCTTCTACACAGGCACTCCTTATGAGATGACTTGGGCAGACTATCAGGATGATAAAGGCTTTCATGTCTTTGATACTGATACTAGAAATATGGAGTTCATAGTAAATCCAAATCGTATGTTCCGAAAGGTAATGTATGATGATTCAAAACAAGACTTTGAATCTTGGAAACAATATGACTACCCATCTTTGAAAGACTGTTATGTGAAAGTTGTTGTTATCAATAAACAAAATCCATATTTGTTTGATAATGTATTAGACAACCTATACAAAGCAGGCCTATCTGATATTTCTATCGTAGAAGATTTTACTGATACCGCATTTGATACTGACCAAGATATTATTGACCAAGCGGAAGATACAATGACAATACTTTCAAAGTACATTGATAACCTTCAATTGCAGGTTGAACCAGAGAAATTAAAAAACATAATGCGTGAACTCTATGTTGAGGCATTGAATACAGAAGTAGCTGAATGATTATTTTTCGTAAGGTTCGTTGGAAGAATTTACTTTCAACGGGCAACCACTTTACTGAGATACAACTTGATGGTAACTCCAACACATTAGTTGTTGGTGAAAATGGATCAGGTAAAAGTACAATGCTTGATGCATTGTGTTTCGGCCTGTTTGGCAAAGCATTTCGTAATGTTAACAAGCCACAATTGTTGAATTCAATCAATCAAAAAGATTGTGTCGTTGAAGTTGAGTTTGATGCCAATAATAAATCATATAAGATTATTCGTGGTATTAAACCAAATGTGTTTGAGATTCAACAGAATGGTGACTTGTTAAACCAAGATGCGGCTGCAAGAGACTACCAAGAATTCTTAGAGAAGTTCATTCTCAAAATGAATTACAAATCTTTCACACAGATTGTTATTCTTGGTTCGGCATCATTCACGCCATTCATGCAGCTATCATCTTCTGACCGCAGAACTATTATTGAAGACTTACTTGACATTCAAATCTTCTCTACAATGAATGGGTTGGTAAAAGGTAGATTATCAGCCAATAAAGATTCAACTTCAAATAAGAAGTATGATATTGATTTGACAAAACAAAAATATGATTTAGAAAAGAAACATATTGATGAGTTGAAACAGAACAATGATGAGAAAGTGAAACAATATGAAGGTGAGATTGAACGTAATAATCAAACCATACAAACCTTACATGCAGAAATTGCTAATGCCTCAACATACGTTGCAGACTACTCTACCAAGGTGGCATTACAGGTTGAAACTGAGAATAAGGTTAAAAAACTTGGTAAGCTTGAATCACAAATTGAAAGCAACTTATCCAAATTTCAGAAAGATATCAGTTTCTTTTCACACAATGATGATTGTCCAACGTGTAGGCAATCCATTGCCGCCGAGTTTAAAGAAGGACAAATACAGTCCCTACAAACCAAGACTGAACAATGTGAACACGGGTTAAAAGAACTAGAAACGAAACTGTTAGAAGAACAGTCTAAGTTGAATGAGATTGCTGAAGTACAGAGAGCTATTCAGAAGTTACAAATTGATATTGCAACAAAGAACACTACCATTGTAGAAGTTAACAAGTATATTGTTAAGATGCAAAAAGAGGTAGAGTTATTGAAAGAGACAAAAGGTTCAACACAGCTACAAGAAACACAGCTGCAAGAACTCGCAAGTCAGTTGAAACAACTAGAATCAGACTTAAAAGAATTGATAGAAGAAAAAACATATTATGAAACGGCAACGTCATTGTTAAGAGATACTGGTATTAAGACCAAGATTATCAAACAGTATTTGCCTATCATCAATAAGTTGGTCAACAAATATTTATCATCACTAGATTTCTTTGTAAACTTTAACCTAGATGAATCATTTAAAGAAACAATCAAATCAAGGCATCGTGATGACTTTTCTTACCACAACTTTTCTGAAGGTGAGAAACAACGTATTGATATGGCCTTGATGTTAACATGGCGTGCTGTTGCTAAGTTAAAGAACTCATCTAATACCAACTTGTTGATTTTGGATGAAACATTTGATTCTTCATTAGACACTACTGGTACGGAAGAATTGATGAAGATTCTACACATGCTTGAGGGTGTTAACCTATTTGTTATTAGCCACAAGGGTGACATTCTACAAGATAAGTTTGCTAACGTAATTAGATTCGGTAAAGAAAAGAATTTTTCAAGGATAATAAAATGAGTGAAATACTAAGAATTGATACTAGTGCTGGTGTAACAAAAGCAACAGACACTATTGAAGACCTGCCTTTATATAATGATAATCATCCTATGTTAAAGGCTGTTATTCCAGAATATAGAATACAGTTGCCTAACCCATTGATGACCAAATTGGTTAAAAGGTTGAAACAAACAAAACTAAAATATGGCGGCATTGGCCTTTCTGCAAACCAATGTGGTGTTATGGAAAGAGTATTCGTTATTGGGTATGAAGAAACTAATATGGTTTGTATCAACCCTAAAATCATTGATGCTTCGGCAGACTTGATTAAAGACAATGAAGGTTGCCTCTCTTTCCCTGGTTTATATGTTAAGATATCAAGGCCTAGTTGGTTGGAAGTAGAGTACGTTACTGAAAATGGCGAACTAATACGACAAAGAATTGAAGGTCTGACTGCAAGATGTTTTGCACATGAATTGGATCATATGAATGGTACTAAGTTTACCGAACATGTTGGTCCAGTTGCACTCAGACTGGCTAAAGATAAACAAGAAAAACGCATTAAGAAACATGTGCGAAATAGAAAGAAATAATGGCATACGGATTTGACCCAAAAGATGATGTAGATACGCAATGGACAAAATGGCATGCAGACTTTAAAGAGCCTGCTGTTTTGACTGATGAGACTTTACGTGAGAAAATCATTAGTGACCTTACATTTGTATCAAAGATGGATGTCAAAGAATATACATTATACCAAAAATGGTGTGAAGTGCAAGACAGATATCCTACAATGACTGTTAATGATTTGTGGGAAGGTGAGAAGGTTGTATTACAGAGTGATGTTCAACGTGATGCTATTGATGACATTAAGAACAACTTTTGGATTCCAGAAACACTTGAAGATTATCTGAAACTTGAACCTGAAATGATTTACACAAACAAAGGTGAGAACTTGCCTGAATTGTGGAATTGTATTCGCACCTTTTCTTCTACAATGAAGAACAACTCTAACATTGGCCGCAATCTAAACTTCATCATTCGTGATAAGGTAACAAAGAAGTATCTTGGTGTTATTTGTATTTCATCAGACTTTCTTGATTTGACACCAAGAGATAATCACATTGGTTGGCCAAGAGAACTTAAAACACAAGGCGGTATGATTAACCATACTGCAATTGGTTCTACAATTGTTCCATTGCAGCCACTTGGTTTTAATTATGTTGGTGGTAAATTACTGGCACTTCTATGTCTTGCCGATCCTGTACAAGAATTGTGGAAGAAATTATATGGCGACACATTAGTTTCTGTAACTACAACTTCATTGTATGGTAGAACTAAGGCTGATGGACTTTCTCAGTATGATGGTCTAGACCACTGGCAGAAAATGGGATTTACGGCAGGTTCGGTATCATTTGAACCAGAAAAAGAAACACGATATGATATTCGTGATTGGTTGAAAACAAAACATACACGTAAATACTTTGAATGGTATGTTGCAAAGAAGCCAAGCGGACAACCACATAAGCGTGACCATAAGAATCGTTCACTTCAGTTTGTTTATTCTAAATTGAATATTCCTAAAGAGTTGATTCGTACAGACCATGCTCGAGGCATTTATTGGTCGCCACTATACGATAACTCTATTGATTACCTTAATAAGAAAATTGGTGATGATGACTTGGTTAAATCATTTGATACAAGCGTTGAAGCCTTAGTTGATATTTGGAGAACTAAACATGCCAAACCACGTATCAAACAATTGGCCAAAAAAGGCCGTAACAATAACGAAACCTTGTTCTATGACGACCTCTGTTATCTAACATGGGAACAGGCAAAAGAGAAGTATCTTTGCCAAGTTGGTCGTTAAAACGCTTGACAAACAGCCTATATAATTATATAATAGACACAAATGCGGAGAGTCCGAGACAGCCCGTCCCAACGGGCAGACAGGTTTAACTCCTGTTATCCGCTCCATTCCTAAGTCCCATGCGACTTCCCAACTGTTGTTTTTACGCAACAGGCTCTTGACAAATCCTCCAGTTTTGATATAATGGTTAGATAAATTCAAAAAGGTTTTGCATGACAGCATTTACAGTAGAACAAAAATCTCAGCTTGCCAAGTTGATGGCAACTGAGAACCTTACCATTCAACATTCAAAAATCCATACTGCCAAATTTGACCCAACTAAACGGATTCTTTATCTTCCTATGTGGAAAGATATGTCAAGTTTCATGTATGATTTGCTTGGCGGCCATGAGGTCGGTCATGCTCTTTATACTCCTGCGGATGGTTGGCATGATGTTGTTACCGATAAAAACAGAGGTAAGAATTATAAAGCTTTCCTTAATGTGATTGAAGATGCTCGCATTGAGAAAAAAGTTATTCGTAAATATCCAGGCCTTAAATCATCATTCCGTAAAGCATATGCTGAATTAAGTGACCGTGATTTCTTTGGCATCCAACATCGTGACATTAACCATATGTCATTCATTGACCGATTGAATATCTATACCAAGAGCCAATACAGCGAAAACATTAGATTTTCTGTTGAAGAAATGCAAATGATTGGTGAAGTTCAAATGCTTGAAACATGGAATGATGTGCTTCGGGTAACTGAAAAGATTTATGGTTATTGTAAGAATGAACAATTTGAATTATCAATTGGTGATGATTTTGAATATGACGCTGAAGGCAATCCCTTAGATGAAGATGATACCAATTCCGATTATGATTATGATACTGAATTGGATAATGGTGAATCTGGCGACAGCGAAGATTCGGATGAAACCTCAGATGAAACTACCGATGAAGAAACCGATGGTAACTCTGATGGTGAAGGTGACGATTCCGATTCTGATGATGACGGCAACAATGTGAATCGTGATAAAGATTCGCAAATGTCCAATTTCGATTCAGAAGATTTTGATCCAGAATGTGTAACTGACGATAACTACCGCAAAAACGAAGTGACATTGCTTGATGAAAAATGCAAGCCTTATGTGTACGCTAATATGCCTACACCTATTTTGTCTAAAATTATCACACCTGCAAAACGGGTTCAAGAGTTGTTGACATTAGATTTTGCAAATCAGGTTAAAGATGGTTATATAACAGATGAAAGAATCAATGGTTTTGTACAAGAATTTCGTAATAGAAATGAACGTTACATTGCATTGCTTGCCAAAGAGTTTGAAATGCGTAAGGCTGCCAAATCATTCAGTAAGGCAAAGCAATCGGATACTGGTGATGTTGATGTTAACAAACTGGCTTCATACCGTTTTGATGACAATATCTTCCGTAAAATCATGCAAGTGCCAAAAGGCAAATCACATGGTTTGATTCTGTTGCTTGATTATTCTGGTTCTATGTCAGATAACATGGCAGGTTCTATTGAACAAATCTTGGTTCTTTCCATGTTCTGCCGTAAAGTAAACATTCCATTCCATGTTTATGCATTCAGTAATGATTCTTCCACATGGTCAATTGATAATCCCAAGACTACTGCTGTACCACTTAGCGTTCTTGGAAATCCTATGGAAGTTCGTCAATGTTTTATGTACCAATCTGGTGAATTAAAATTTGAAGCTATTTCATTGCGTGAATATTTAAATTCTAAAATGACAAATGCTGAATTTACCAAGGCCTTGCGTAACATGGTATTGTTGAAAAAGTCCTATGAAGGCGGTCGTTATGCTCGTGTTGTGCAAAGACCACATTCTGAAAGACTTTCAAATACTCCTTTGACAGAAGCTTTGGTTGCAACACAAGCAATTATGAAAAACTTTAAACGTAGCAACAATTTGGATATTACAAACTTGGTAATTATCCATGACGGTGATGCTGACTCCACTAATTGTGTGGCAAATGATGAAGGTGGTTACAATTGGTTTCATCCATTGTATGAGAATGTTATCCTTCAAGATAACAAATTAAAATACCAGAAGCTAGTTAAGTCTAACAACTTAAGCAATGAAATGTTTGTTTCGGTTGCTGAGTGGTTTACCGCTACAACCAACTCTAAGATTTTTGGTTTCTTTATTGTTCCTCCTCATCGTTCAAAGGGCATCATTAGACATTACTACCATAATGAAAATAGATTACCTCTATACACTAAGCGTTCTGATGCTAACATAGATGCTGAGTTGATTAAACAACTGAAGCGTAAATTGGATACTCAGAAGTTTTTACATTCATTCAATCCTGGTTATGATTCGTTCTTCCTAATTTCTGGTGGAAATGATTTAATGACCAATGATGGTGAAATTGAGGTTGATGGTAAACTTACAGCATCTAAGCTCAAGAATGCTTTTATGAAGTTCAATAAAGGCAAACAGATTAACCGAGTGTTAGTCTCCAAGTTCATTCAAGGCATTGCTGCCTGAGTGTTGTATTAATACAACAGGGTGGTTGACAATACCTCCTGTTGTGTTATAATATACCCTATATTATGAAAGATTTATTATGACAGCTCGTACTGAAATCCGTGAAAAGTTTATGTCCACTCTGCAAGCACTTGGCAAAGCCGAAGTGACTAAAGCAGAAATCAAATCCATTTGTGCAACTCTTGGCATTTCTGGTGCTCAATGGTTTACCAAAGAAGAATCGAACCGTGTTGGTCGTGGTAAATACCTTGTACCTAATCCCGCATTAATATCAATGCAAGCCAATGTTGTGCCTATGAAAAAACCAGTTGAACAATCAAATCATAGAATTGTTAATGTAGTTACTGACCTTGATACTACAAACTTAATTCCAACACCATATCGCAATTATGTCCCATTCGGTGACTTTGACGATATTGTTTCAATCGTGAAATCAAATCGATTCTTTCCAGTATTCATTACTGGTCATTCAGGTAATGGTAAAACAATGTCTATTGAACAGGCCTGTGCAAAGGCTCGCCGTAAATTCATTTGCGTATCAATGACACCTGAAACTGATGAAGGTGATTTGCTTGGTAACTATGTGTTGATTGATGGTAATATGGAATGGCGTGATGGTCCTGTAACAACAGCGGCTCGTCAAGGCGCTGTGTTATGTATTGATGAAATCGATTATGGTGCTCAGAACCTTTCCTCTTTGCAACGTGTACTTGAAGGCAAACCTTTCATGTTGAAAAAGAAAGGTGAATTGATTACACCTGCTGAAGGTTTCACCGTGTTTGCTACTGCAAATACTAAAGGTAAAGGTTCAGATGATGGTCGTTACATGTTCACCAATGTTTTGAACGAAGCGTTCCTTGAGCGTTTCCCCAATACATACGAACAACAATGGCCACCAACTAATATTGAAAAGAAAATCATTAAGAAAGAATTGGTTTCTGTTGGTCGTGATGATGAAGACTTTGCCGACAAACTGGTAATGTGGGCAGATACCATTCGTAAAACATTCTTGGATGGTGGTTGTGATGAAGTGATTTCCACTCGCCGTTTGGTACACATTGTGAATACATTTGGTATTCATGGTGATAAAATGAAATCTATTGGCTTGTGCTTAAACCGTTTTGATGATGACACAAAGGCAAGTTTTGTTGATTTGTATACCAAGATTGATGCAGGTATTAATCCTGATGCGCCACCTGTTATTGTGCCTGAAACCACACAACAATCGGAAGAAATACCATTCTAATAAATGCGGCAGAGATTATTCTTTGCCGTAAAAAGTGTTGACACACTCACTTAAACGTGTTATAATATATCATATTTTGAGAGAATGAATCTCCTCTCAAATACTTCCCCTCAATTGAGATTCGTTTTTATTATGGAGACTACTATGTCCGCTAAATCTAAAGTCCTCGCCTATCTTTCCAAGACTGGTTCTTACAACACATTGACACCTACCAAGATGCAATCTGTTTTCGGTGTTGCAAATCCTTCCGCAACCATCAATGAATTGCGTAACGAAGGCTATGCAATCTACTTGAACAGCCGTGTTACACCATCTGGTGACAAGGTTTCGTTCTATCGTTTGGGCACACCAACTAAACGTGTAGTTGCTGCTGGCATCGCCGCAATTCGTTCACAAGGAACACGTGCTTTTGCCTAATTCTTTATAGAATAACACTCAGAGGAGGGATATATAATAGTATCCCTCCTCTTTTTTATTTTATGGATACATTATGGAAATTGAAGTTAAACTTGAAGAACTAAAAAAGGCAAAGTTGTTTATTGCTACACCAATGTATGGTGGCATGTCACACGGCCTTTATGTTAAGTCTTGCTTAGACTTACAAACTACAATGGCGAAATACGGAGTTGAAACTAAGTTTTCATTCCTGTTTAATGAATCGCTAATCACTCGAGCTAGAAATTATTTGGTTGACGAATTCTTGCGCTCTGGTTTTACACACTTATTGTTTATCGATTCTGATATTCATTACAGTCCGCAAGATGTGTTAGCACTTCTAGCACTTGATAAGGATGTTATTGGTGGTCCTTATCCTAAGAAATCTATCAACTGGGGTAATATCGCTTCTGCGGCACGTACACATCCAGGTTTGGAACCTAGAGAGCTTGAGAACCTTGTTGGCGAATATGTCTTCAACGTTGTTAAAGGCACATCACAATTTACTGTAACAGAACCACTTGAAGTTATGGAAATTGGTACAGGTTTCATGTTGGTTAAGAGTGAAGTGTTTGAGAAAATGGAAAAACAATATCCAACTATCAAATACAAACCAGACCATGTTGGCCAAGCAAACTTTGATGGCTCACGATACATCCATGCTTTCTTTGATACAGTAATTGATACCAAAGATAGTATTACAGGCGGTGGTTCTGAACGTTATCTAAGTGAAGACTATATGTTCTGCCAAATGTGGCGCAAGATGGGTGGTAAAATCTTCTTGTGTCCATGGATGAGAACACAACACATTGGTACATATGCCTTTACTGGTAATATGCCTGCTGTTGCACAGTACACAGGAAAACTATGACGCCAAGGTTTGATGAAGAAGATACGGATGTAGTAAAAGCTTCTCAAACCGCCACTACTGGTGGTCGCAAATTCGATGGTAACAAGCTAGAATACGGCTTGTTACCGCCGAAGGCATTAGAAGCTACTGTTGACGTTCTTACATTTGGTGCCCAAAAGTATGAGCGTGATAATTGGAAAAAAGTACCTGATTCAAAACGCAGGTATTTTGATGCCCTACAGAGGCATTTATGGGCTTGGAAAACGGGTGAAATTGAAGATGTTGAATCTGGCAAACATCACCTTGCTCATGCTATGTGTTGCCTCATGTTTCTATATGAACATGATACAATCCATTCTGTGAATGATTAATTTTTTTGGAGTATATTATGAAACTATCGAGTGAAACCCTTTCCGTCTTAAAGAATTTTGGTACTATTAACCAAGGTCTGTTCTTTAAAACTGGTAAAACCCTAAAGACCGTATCGTCACACAAGAACATTCTTGCACAAGTGACAATCAATGAAGAAGTGCCTACAGATTTTGGTGTTTATGACCTAAACAACTTTTTGTCGGTTGTTTCTTTACACAAAGATGACCCATCATTTGAGTTTGATGAAAAACATGTTGTAATCGTTGGCAACAAAGGCCGTTCTAAGATTAAGTACCGCTTCTGTGACCCTACAATGATTAACACGCCACCAGAAAAAGAACTGACAATGCCTGAGGCTGAAATTACTTTCAACCTAACGTCAGAAGATTTTGATTGGATTCTCCGTGCGGCATCTGTGTTGTCTTCACCACAAATTGCTATTGAATCTGATGGTACAGAAGTAAACATTGTGACATTAGACACACAAAATGATTCTGCTCATACTGATGCATTGAAACTTGATACTGTTGGTAATGGTAGTAAGTATCGTATGATTTTCAAAACAGAAAATGTTAGCAAGATTTTGCCTGGAACATATGATGTATCCATTTCATCAAAAGGCATCTCACATTTCAAAAACAAAAATGTAACATTGCAATACTGGATTACTACAGAACAAGGTAGTAAATTCTCCAAAGAATAATTGTTCTTTTTTTTATTATGATTTATGTGAAAGGTTCCTATGGAACATCTATTGTGGACAGAGAAGTATCGGCCTCAAACAATCGAGGATTGTATTCTACCAGAAAGGTTGAAAAAACCATTCCAAGAATACGTGAATCAGAAAAACATTCCCAATCTTCTGCTGGCTGGTGGGGCAGGAGTAGGGAAGACAACAGTAGCGAAAGCCATGTGCAACGAAATCGGTTGCGACTACATGGTAATCAATGGTTCTGACGAATCAGGTATTGACACATTCAGAACCAAGATTAAGAATTATGCCTCGTCAATGAGTTTAACTGGTGGCCGCAAGGTCATCATCATTGACGAAGCTGATTATTTGAATCCTAATTCTACACAACCAGCCTTACGTAATGCTATTGAAGAATTTGCAAGCAATTGTTCATTCATTTTCACATGTAATTACAAGAATCGTATCATTGAACCATTGCATTCACGTTGTGCAGTTATTGAATTCTCGTTGAAGAATGGTGAGAAAGCCAAGATGGCCTCTGCGTTCTTTAAGAGAGTTCAGAATGTTTTGCAAAGTGAAAATGTTGAGTATGAAGACAAGGTTATTGCTGAGTTAACAAAGAAACACTTTCCAGATTTTCGCCGTATTCTAAATGAGTTACAGCGTTACTCACAGTTTGGTAAAATCGATACAGGCATTCTTGCTCAAATCGGTGATGTTTCTATTGATGAAGTTGTAAAGTTTATCCGTGATAAGGACTTTGGTGCTATTCGTAAATGGGTTGCAACCAATGAAGTGGATTCTGGTACATTATTCCGTAAGATTTACGATTCGATGTATGATGTAATGAAACCTCAATCTATTCCACAAGCAGTATTGATTCTTGCTGACTACCAGTACAAGTCTGCTTTTGTGGCCGACCATGAGATTAATACAGTTGCTTGCTTGACAGAAATCATGGTGAATTGTGAGTTTGTATGATTTTAGATTTATTCAAACCTACAGTAGAATGGATTAAAAATGACTGGTACAGTAATCGTTTTCGTTTTGGCGTTGAGCTTATTGCTTGGGGTATCAGTATTGGGTGTTCTATTACCATGGCTCTCACAGTCCCGAATCCTCCCCTACTATATCTTTACCCTATTTGGATTGTCGGCTGTGGTCTCTACGCTTGGGCTGCTTGGACTCGCAAATCTTTTGGCATGTTGGCTAACTACATGCTTTTGGTAACAATTGATTCTGTTGGATTGATTAGGATGCTAACATGAGTCCATTTGATTATGTCAATTCAATCCTACAAAACAAGAAACAGTTAATTGTAGATGAGGCTACAGAAAAGGAATATGCACCTTTTCTAGTCAATCGCAGTCTTTCCTATCATAAAGACTGTATCATGTATGCAAATGAGATGAACCGGAGGCACTTCCTCGATAAAAAACTACAGAATGATTTCCTTCTAAATACGGTAAGGTCACAGAAAAGACCATTTGCTAAGTGGGCTAAAGTTGAAAAAAGTGAAGATTTAGAATGTATAAAGCAAGTCTATAATTTCTCCAATTCTAAAGCTCGTGACGCCTTGCGTCTCCTTAGCAAAGAACAAATCCAAGAATTAAAAGAAAAAACCGACACCGGTGGATTAAGGAAATGATATGGTTGATTTATCAAAGTTCGTTGAGGTTATTCTTAACGAACAGGATGATTTTTTAAAGGTTCGTGAAACCCTAACAAGAATTGGTGTATCCTCTCGCAAAGAGAAAGTGTTATACCAATCTTGCCATATTCTGCATAAGCAGGGTAAGTATTATATTGTACACTTTAAAGAATTGTTTGCATTAGACGGAAAACCATCTAATATTTCTGAGAATGATATTCAAAGACGTAATGCTATTGCCAATTTATTAGAAGAATGGGGTCTGATTAAAATCTTGAATAAAGAAATTATGACTGACAACATTGCACCATTACATCAAATTAAAATTATAGCTTTCAAAGAGAAAGACCAATGGGAACTTATTGCTAAGTATAACATTGGTAAGAAAACTCAGGATTATTGATATGGTGATACATTATGAAAACAGAACCAAAAAAAGTACAATTGAAAAACCTCTACACGGGTGATATTGTGTGGACGGATAATTATAATGATGTTAACAAAATAAATGAAGTTGAGTTTATACTTGTCTATAAAGAGAGTAACCCACAACGAAAGTATTTTGTTAACCGCTTGGCATTCGAAACGCTAACTAAATAATTAAACCCACTCGGGATGGGACAAGGTGGGAGGTAACCTTGTTAAACACCTTCAACGAACCCACCTTAGGGCCGTTTGATGCTACGGTAACAAGGCGTCCGTGCAATTGAACTGCCACACGTTAGTTGGTCCAGTATAAAGTAAGCTGGATGATATGCCTTCGGGGTATCAATTTTATCAACTCGCTTAATAGGAGAAAACTATGACTCGCTTTACAACATTGTATCCTCAGTTTGTTGGATTTGACCAATTGTTTAATGAGCTCGAAAGACTCGTTGAAGGTCAAGCACCGACACGCAACACTTCTTTTCCACCACATAACGTAATCAAAGTAGATGACAGTCATTATGTCGTTGAACTGGCCGTTGCTGGTTTTGCCAAGGATGAAATCGACATTGAGTTGGACGATGGACTTCTTGTTGTCAAAGGTGAAAAGAAAGATAAGGACACCGAAGTAACATATATCCATCGTGGTATTGGTACTCGTTCGTTCACAAAATCTTTAACAATTGCTGATACAGTTGAAGTCCGTGGTGCAGAATTCAAGGATGGAATTTTGCGAATTGGTTTGGAGAATGTAATTCCTGAACACAAGAAACCACGTAAAATTGAAATCGGTAATGGATTAAAGTTACCTAAACCACAACTGCTTCAAGAAAAAGAAACAGTTTAATTGATGGAGCTTCGGCTCCATTTTAATATATTATGTCATTACTTGTTCTCAGTCATTTCCATAAAGATTTTCCAATTAACCTCAATTCGTCTTGGTTGATTCCATCCTTTGCGGGTGATAAACTATCAATTAAGGCAGTTGATGCTACAGAAGAAATCAAAGACTTCCGACACTACTATGTTGGTGTAAGTGACGAACAATTTTATCGTGCAATGGGTGCTCAAGCAACTGAGTATATGATGTTAAAGTCTTCAACAAATCTTCCTGATTATGTTGGATGTTTAACCTATCGTAGATATCTTTTGCTGAACGACCAGATACCACAAGATAAAGTCAATATGCCTCCGACACAAGAGGTTGCTGACCAATTTGGTACAAAAGAAGAAAAAGATTTGATTGAAGAACTATTCAAGTCATATGATGTAATCACCAATAAGAATGTTACCTTTAATTGTTCAATCGAGCAACAATACTTAATGTATGAACTGCCTGAACATTGGTTCCTATTCAAAGAGGCTATTACAAAATTATGTCCTGAATATGTAAATGATATGTCGTGGTTTACAGAGAACAACTCAATGCACGCTGAAACATCCTATATTATGAAACGTGAATGCTTTGTTAAGTATGCTACTGAGTTGTTCCAAATATTAAAGTATGTTTTCGATAATTGTAGTGAAGTTTATCCAGTACAAGATGGAAGATGTAGTGAAATATATCCTTGGAGATATCCTGGTTATTTGGGTGAAAGGTTTTTACCTTTCTTTGTTTATGCAAATAAATTGAAAGCGAAGCAATTTCCACTTGCTATTTTATTATGAAACAGAAATTTATAGATGCACACATGAAAGTGGCTGAAGTATATGCAGGATTATCTTCAGCAAAGAGACTTCAAGTTGGTGCAATTATTGTAAAAGATGACCGCATCATTTCTATTGGCTACAATGGTATGCCAAGTGGATGGGATAACAACTGTGAATATGTTGCTGATGTTCATCCTAGTGATCCTAGATATGATTACAATAATTTTAGCAAAGAACTTAAAACCAAACCAGAGGTACTACATGCCGAAACCAATGCAATCGCTAAATTGGCTAGGACTACTGAGAGTGGTTTAGGTGCTACTATGTTTGTAACTCATGCGCCTTGTATTGATTGTGCCAAGTTGGTTTTCCAAAGTGGTATCAATAGTGTTTATTATCGGAATAGTTATCGTGATGATGACGGAATTGAATTTTTAAAGAAGTGTAACGTAGAGGTAATTAAATATGACTAGTGTTTTTAAAGATGTTGAAACGTTTATGACGGCTGCAGGCCAAACTACAGATACGGATAATGGTGAACAAGCATTGTTGTACCGAAGGCTAATCAATGAAGAATACCACGAATTCATTGATGCTGTTAGTAAGAATGATGATGTTGAAACCATCGATGCCTGTTTTGATACTATGTGGGTAATCATTGGGTATATGAAGTCTCGTGGTTGGGACACAAAGGGTGTTTGGGATGAAGGTTCCCTTAGTAACCTAAAGAAGATTGATAGCAAAACTAAAACGGTAATCAAACGTGAAGACGGCAAAGTTCTTAAACCTGAAGGTTGGAAGAAGCCAGATTTCACCAAGTTTGCCAAGTAAAAGCTTGCAATTTATTAAGAAGTCTGTTATAATACATTATCGTATATTTTTTAAGAGGTAAATATGAATTTACGTGAAGTGGCCAAAAGGTTGGTCAATGAGTACAAAATGCCTCATGCGGACAGATATGAACTGTTCTTGCGTGAGTTTGATAACAAGGTCGAGGTTGTTGGTTGGATGCAAGACCCAACCATTGATGCTCACAAGTTTAACGGCCGTGAGATGCTTATCCCAAAACGTTGGGTTACCATTGGTGTAGTTGATGCGGAGGTTCGTGTATGAATCTCCAATTAATTACTTTCAAAACAAACCACACCCTTTTGGCTGAGGTTGTGGAAGAATCAGGTTATATTCTGGTAAAGAAACCTGTTCAATGCATCATGCAACCAACTAAAGATGGCCCTATGATGGCATTCTCTCCTTTTATCCAATTCTGTGAAGAATTTGAAACTGGTATCAGAATCAATAATGAGGACATTCTTTGTACCACAACTCCTTTACGGGAATTGATGAATCAGTATAGTGAAATGTTTGGGTCTGGCATTCAAATTGCCACATCTATTCCAAAATTCTGATATAATGTATGAATGACTAATCAATATTACACTAACGTTGTCGGTGTTGGCAACAATATTTTCTATCGTGGTGTAAAAGACGGCCGGCGTGTTAAGTATAAAATTGCTTACACGCCGACTTTGTTTTTACGCTCTAATAAAACCACTAACTTCAAAACACTTGAAGGTGAATATCTTGAGCCTATGAAGTTCGAAGGTATGCGTGAGGCTCGTGATTTCGTTAAACGTTATGATGGTGTTCAAGGCTTTGATGTATTTGGTAATGCCAACTTTCAATATGCTTTCATTGCTGACCAACACAAAGGTATGATTGATTGGGACATTAACCATGTTTCAATTGCAGTTATCGATATTGAAGTTGGTTCTGAAAATGGTTTCCCTGACCCATATCAAGCAAATGAACCTATCACAGCTATTTGTGTCAAGTATTTGAATGGTGTTGCAACTGTATTTGGTTGTGGTGAGTTTAGAAATGACCGTGAAGATGTTATCTACACCAAGTGTGATGATGAATATGACCTGTGTAAAAAGTTTTTGGCCTTTTGGTCAGAAAATTGTCCAGATGTAATTTCTGGTTGGAATGTTAAGTTCTTTGATATTCCATATCTTGTGAATCGTATCACTAAAATTCTCGGTGATGACGATGTTAAGAAACTATCACCATGGAATTATATCAATAGTCGTAAGGCTGTTGTGAACAATCGTGAGCTAATTGCATATGAATTCACAGGTGTTTCCACATTAGATTATATTGAATTGTACAGATGGTATGCGCCAGGTGGTAAATCACAAGAGTCATATCGTTTGGATAATATTTCACAAGTTGAATTGGGTGAAGGTAAGATTTCATATGATGAGTTCGATAACTTGCATCAGTTGTATCGTTTAGATTACCAAAAGTTTATTGAGTACAACATCAAAGACGTAGAGTTGATTTTCAAACTAGAGAACAAGTTGAAGTTGATTGAGTTGGGCTTGACTCTTGCTTATGATACCAAAACAAACTACGAAGATATCTTTGCACAAACTCGTATGTGGGATTCTTTGATTTACAATTACTTGTTGGACAAAAAGATTATTGTTCCTCCTAAAGTTGTAAAGAGTAAGACTGCGGCCTTTGAAGGTGCCTATGTTAAAGACCCACAAGTCGGTATGCATAACTATGTGGCATCATTTGACTTGAACAGTTTGTATCCTCACCTGATGATGCAATATAACATTTCACCTGAAACATTGGTTGAGCCACATGATTATACTCCTGAGATGAGACAAATCATTTCTTCTGGTGTAAGCGTTGATAAATTGTTGCTTAAAGAAGTTAATCTATCAAATATGAGTGGTGTAACTATTACTCCAAATGGTCAATTCTTCTCAACAACTAAAAAAGGTTTCTTACCTCAGATGCTAGAAGAAATGTATGTGGATCGTTCAAAGTTTAAGAAAATGATGATTCAAGCTAAGAAAGATTATGAAGTTGAGACTGATCCTAATAAAAAGTATGAACTGAAAAACAAGATTGCTCGTTATGATAACCTGCAATTGGCCAAGAAAGTCTCTCTCAATAGTGCTTACGGTGCTCTAGGTTCCCAGTATTTCAGATTCTATGACCTTAGAATGGCCTTGGGTGTTACTACTGCTGGTCAATTTTCTATTCGTTGGATCGAAGCTAAAATTAACCAGTACATGAACAAGTTGCTAGATAGTGATAAAGACTATGTGATTGCTTCTGATACTGATTCGATTTACCTCCGTCTTGGTGAATTGGTTGAAAAAGTTTATGGTAAGAAAAGTGGTGTGCCTGAACAAAAGATTATTGAATTCATGGACAAAGTTTGTGAAGAAAAACTTCAACCACACATAGATAAATCTTATACAGAGTTGGCTGATTATGTTCATGCCTATGCTCAGAAGATGCAGATGAAACGTGAAGGTTTGGCTAACAAAGGTATTTGGACTGCCAAGAAACGTTACATTCTAAATGTGTTTAATAATGAAGGTGTGCAGTACAAAGAACCTAAGATGAAAGTCATGGGCCTTGAGATGATTAAGTCATCTACACCTGCTGCCATCCGTGAGAAGATGAGAAAATCAATTGACATTATGATTAACGGCACCGAATCCGATATTCATAAATTCATTGAAGATTTCAGAAATGAATTTAAGCAGTTGCCGGCTGAAGATATTTCTTTCCCCCGTGGTCTGAATGGTCTGAAAGAATACTCTGACAATGTGACTCTATATAAGAAGGGTACACCAATCCATGTGAAGGGTGCTATTCTTTATAACACCAAACTGAAAGCAATGAAACTTGATAAAAAGTATGCATTGATTCAAGAAGGTGAGAAGATTAAATTCACATATTTGAAACAACCAAATCCCATGAAAGATACGGTTATTTCATACCCAAATAGATTGCCAGTGGAGTTTGGCTTGCAAGAGTTTATTGATTATGATATGCAATTCAATAAGGCATTCCTTGAACCAATTAAAGTAATTTTAGATTGCATGAATTGGACAACAGAACAACAGAATTCCTTAGAGAGTTTTTTTTAAAAAGAGGTTAAAATGAGTTTACTTGAGAAATTGAAAAAGAATTCGACAATTAAAGATAGTGCAATTCTATCTAAGTCTAAATTCTTCACAGAAAAAGATATGATTCCGACTGCCGTGCCAATGATTAACGTTGCACTATCTGGTCGGTTAGATGGCGGTATTACACCAGGCCTTACAATGTGGGCAGGTCCATCTAAACACTTCAAGACAGCGTTTAGTTTGTTGATGGCTAAATCTTACATGGACAAATATCCAGAAGCAATTCTATTGTTCTATGATTCAGAGTTTGGTACACCAGTTAAATACTTTGAAACATTTGGTATTGATATGGATCGTGTGTTGCATACACCATTGACCAATATTGAACAGTTGAAGTTTGATATTATGCAACAGTTTGAAAACATTGAACGTGGTGATAAACTTATGGTTATCCTCGATTCAATTGGCAATTTGGCTTCGAAGAAAGAAGTTGAAGATGCTCTTGAAGGCAAATCAGTTGCAGATATGTCTAGAGCAAAACAAGTTAAGAGTTTGTTCCGTATGGTAACACCACACTTAACCATTAAAGATATTCCTATGGTTGTTGTGAATCACACATACAAAGAAATTGGAATGTTCCCTAAAGATATTGTTGGTGGTGGTACAGGTTCATATTACTCAGCTGACAACATTTATATTCTCGGTCGTCAACAAGACAAAGAAGGTACTGAAATTGTTGGTTATCATTTTATTATCAATGTCGAAAAATCACGTTATGTTAAAGAAAAATCTAAAATTCCTATCTCTGTATCTTTTGACGGTGGCATCAGCCGTTACTCTGGTCTGCTTGACCTTGCTATTGAATCCGGACATGTGGTTAAACCTGCCAATGGTTGGTATGCAAAAGTAGACCAAGCAACTGGTGAAGTTGGTGACAAGAAACGAATTGCTGACACAACGTCAGCTGAATTCATGGAACCAATTTTAAAAGATCCGAAATTTAAACAATTCATTAAACACAAATATGAAATCGCTTATGGCAGCATTATGGGAGAAACTCCCGTGGTCGAAGAAACCGAAGAAAGTTGAGTATCGGTTCCAACAAAGTGAGTCTGATGACTCAACTTTGGTAGAAATCACATCGGGTGAATACACCGGTGTGGTTTACTCTTATGGTATGGTTAAATTGAAGCCCGAATCGGTGATACCGATACTTCAGTTTAACTATAACATTTATCATTCAGGTCAACATGACAAGCAGGCCTTGCAAAATAATGATAATTTTGTTACAATCATAGGTGACATACTTACAGAAATTATTATACAAAATGAATCGACTAGAACAAACGATACTGAAGAATCTGATATACAATGAGGACTTTACCCGTAAAGTTTTGCCATTCATCAAGTCGGATTACTTTGCCGACAATACAGAGAAGGTAGTATTCAAAGAAATCTTTGAGTTTGTAAACAAATACAAAAATCTACCGACTCATGAATCTCTCATCATTAATTTCACCGAGAGTAAAAAACTAACTGAACCTGAAGTAAGACAATCAATTGAACTTCTTAAAGAATTACATTCAAGTAAAGAAGAAAAGGTTGAGAGTAAATGGTTAATTGAGCAAACTGAGAAGTTCTGCCAAGATAAAGCCATCTACAATGCCATCATGGAATCAGTATCAATCCTTGATGACAAACACGGAGATAAACCTAAGGGTGAGATTCCAAAACTACTGAGTGATGCTCTTGGTGTTTCTTTTGACCAACACATTGGCCATGATTACATGGCAGATTATGATTCTCGTTTTGATTTCTATCACAAGGTAGAATCTCGTATCAAGTTTGACCTTGATATCTTCAATAAGATTACAAAAGGCGGACTGCCGACCAAGACCTTGAACATTGCACTTGCAGGTACTGGTGTTGGTAAATCATTGTTCATGTGTCACGTTGCCGCTGGTTGCTTGAATCAAGGTCATAATGTTTTGTACATTACAATGGAAATGGCCGAAGAACGTATTGCAGAACGTATCGATGCTAATTTGCTAAATATTGATTTGAATGAACTTCACACAATCAGTAAAGAAGACTATGAACGTAAATTCAAGGTGTTACAAAACAAGGCTCATGGTAAATTGATTATCAAAGAATATCCAACTGCTAGTGCTTCATCACTACATTTCAGAGCATTGTTAAGTGAATTGCATCTGAAGAAGAACTTTGTTCCACATATTATCTTTATTGATTATTTGAACATTTGTGCATCTTCACGTATCAAGGCAGGTGGTTCTGTTAACTCTTATACTTACATCAAGTCTATCGCTGAAGAACTGCGTGGTTTGGCTGTTGAACACAATGTGCCAATTGTTTCTGCAACACAAACAACTCGTAGTGGTTTCAGCAATTCGGATCCAGGCCTTGAAGATACTTCAGAATCATTTGGTTTGCCTGCAACTGCCGACTTTATGTTTGCATTGGTGACTAATGAAGAATTGCAACAATTAAACCAAATCTTGGTGAAACAATTGAAGAATCGATACTCTGACCCTAACAACTTCAAACGATTCGTTGTTGGTGTTGATAGAGCAAAGATGCGGCTGTATGATGCAGAAGATTCAGCACAGGCAGATATTGTTGATGCAGGTCAAGTTGAAGATAAACCTTTGAATACATTTGGAAACCGTGAGAAGAAATTCAGTAAGAATTTTGGTGGACTTAAAGTATGACATTAACTAAAGAACAAGCCGTACATTGTGCAAATGTATTCTCTAATTACTTTGATAAGTTTGGTCGTATTGATGAATACATGAGAGAACAGAAACTAAATTCAATGGCCGAAAGACCATTTACTTTGCCTGGCATGGGACCAGAAGAAGATTTGTTTTCTGATTTCACTATGTCACCTGCTGATATGGAATTTGAAATCATGGAGTTACCACAAGATAGGTGGGACATTTATCTCAATATGATTTCAAGTCACTCAAACATGACCAGTATTCCTGGTCGGTGTTTAAGATTGGCAATTTGGGAAAAGAAATCACAGAAGTGGGTTGGTTTTATTCGTCTTGGTTCTCCTGTTATCAATTGTAAACCACGCAACGAAATGCTTGGCCAAGTATTCACGCAACATGAAGGTGGTGCTCAATTGTTCAATCAATGTGCCGCTATGGGTTTTGTGATTGTACCTGCACAACCATTTGGTTTCAATTATCTCGGTGGTAAATTACTTGCAGCCATTTGTACAACACATGAAGTACGTAGAATGTTGGATGAAAAGTATAAGATGACCACCTGCTTGTTTGAAACAACCAGTTTGTATGGTTCTTCAAAGGCAGTATCACAGTATGATGGTATGAAACCTCTGATTCGTTTCAAAGGTTTAACTGATAGTGATTTCTTGCCGATGTTACATGGTAAAACTTATAGTGACCTCAAAGAATACATTGAGAATATCATTGGTGAACCACTTGCACCAGAAGGTGCTTCTTCACGCAAGTTGAAGATTTCTAATGCAATGGTGTCTATGATTAAGATTGGCCTCAAAGGCACACCAGAGGCTACTAAGTTTGCACAGACGATTGAGAATGCCAAGAATCTGAATGAACAGAAACGTTACTTCATTTCAGACTATGGTTTTAAGAACATGGTTGATTTTGTAAATGGAAAGACTGACAAGTTAATTCCAGGTGAGAACTATGAGAAACATAATCTGGCCAATATTACAGAGTGGTGGCGTAAGAAGGCTATCAATCGATTTGAGACCTTGAAGACAGAAGGTCGTATTCGTACAGAACAAGAAGTCTGGACTGGTGATAAAGTGCTTGACATAATTCGGTAATTCTGGTAGGATAAATACTCCAAAAAGGAGTATTGATGACACCAGCAGATTTAAAGAAAGAAGCCGGCAAAGGTCCATATAAAGGAATTGCACGTAGTCAAATTATTAAATTGAAAATTGCTGACGGAAAAGAGTTTACTTTAAACAATGGAGCTAAAGTAAAAGGCACCAATTGGGATGAGAAAACCTATACTCTATTTGTCGGCACTCGTAAAATTTCTTTGAAAGAGGTTAAGAAAGACCCCGACTTTGGCGGTGGTGGTTCTGGTGCTGGTGCTGATGTTACTGCTATCGTTGAATGTGGTCAAGCATTAGTTTGTTCCTTGATTTATAATGTGATAAAAAAAGAAATTAAATGGGAAGATTTGACGTATGATGGCCTACAAAAGGCAATGCAATATTGCGATTTGTCTGAAACCTTTGATACAATCATAGACCGTTCACCTCCAGAGTGGGTACAATCATATGTAAAATCAGCAAACATATTGTATAGAAATTATAAAATGTCTGGAACACCTGTGTATTTTCATAGAG